TTTGAGGCTATGCGCCCCAGACGCAGACATCGTGTGGATTGCCGGCAACCACGAAGAAAGATTGGTGAACTATGTATTGGACAACGCAAAAGCAGCGTTCGGACTTCGAAAAGGCAATACACCGAATGATTGGCCGGTTCTTTCTGTTCCTTACCTTTGTCGTTTCGATGAGTATAGGATTCGGTATTTGGCTGGCTACCCCGCGTCGAGCTACTGGATCAACCAGCGGCTTCGCGTCATCCACGGCGACAAAGTACGCAGTAACGGAAGCACCGCTCACTCATATCTTGCTTCATCCAAAACCTCCGTCATCTACGGTCACATCCACCGGCGTGAATGGGCAGAACGCTCACGTGAAGATTGGGACGGCGCAAAAACGATCATGGCGGCATCTCCGGGGACTCTAGCCCGAACCGATGGGGCAGTCCCCTCCACCAAAAGTGGTATTGACCTCGACGGGCGACCGTTGACAATAATTGAGGACTGGCAGCAAGGCTTTGCGGTCGTCACCTATCAGCCTGGTGACGGCGATTTTTGGTATGAGCAGATTCCAATTCATTCAGGACGGTGTATGTGGAGAGGTACACTTTTGGGGTGACCCATAAGTTCTTGTGCTGCGAGAAATGCTATGAATTCGTCCCAAAATCCAGAAGATGCAGATGCGTCCAATGCGAACGAACTAGGTGTTCTTTTTCGGAGAACGTCAATGAATGAGGTTTTCGATCAAGCCGATCCGACGTGGGCGATGGTGGTTGTCCAATGGCGTGACGCACACCAAGGCGGCGAACACAGCTGGACGTTGACAGACGGATATGTGCCGGAAACTGTGATGCCATTGACGGTCGGCTGGGTATGGCCGAAATGCAAAGAGGGATATTTGACACTTGTGTCAACTGTGATGAACGATGCCGATGAACCTGAGGTGGTGTCCGACATCAACCACATCCCTTTGGAGTGCATCGTCCGGGTGTATTCGCTGGCAACACACCTGCCAGTCAACTGGTTTGAAGAATTAGATTGACTTTGCCACACCCCCTTTGTAGGGTAAGACCAGTCTCACAACAAGGAGAGAGAACCATGACCATAATCCCCAAACCCGACCACGGAAGCATGGACTGGCTGATGCTCCGGCATCGAGCTTGGAACGGCAAACCGCGTATAGCCGCCTCAGAAGCAGCCGCAGTCCACGACCAGCATCGGTACATCAGTAAGTACGCGTTGGGGGTCGAGAAGATGCGAGACACCCCGACGGTGAAGGAAACCAGTCGTGCGATGGATCGAGGCAACCGTCTGGAATCCGTACTGTTGGACTGGGTGGCCGACGAAATCGGTATCCCCCTCGTCTGCCCTGATGTCATGTACATCTTTGATTGGGAAACCTGCCCGTTGATCGCCACCATCGACGGCATCGACCGATATTCCCACGAAAACCAGATTGACCAACCGGACTACGTTGTGGAGATCAAAACGTACAACCGGGAATGGGACGGCGAACTTCCCCCAACCTGGTATTGGCAAGGCGTACAACAGGCCATGTGTTGCGATGTCGAAGAAATTATTTGGGGAATTTTTGACAGCACGCTCGACCTACACATTTTTTACCAAAAGGTCACTCCCGCCGAAAAATCCGATCACATTTCAGCCGTCAAAGACTTCCTGTGGTATCTCAACCTTGGAACGATTCCCGCCGAATGGCCAGCTACCTACACCGAAATCTCTGAACGATACCCGACCGGCGACGACAACACCGTCGATCTCACCGCACACGCCGACCTCATCACACGGATCGCAGAAGTGCAGGCCGCCAAGAAACTGTTGGAAATCGAAGAAGACACGCTGAAGGCTACTATCGCCCAGTTGATGAAAGACGCGAACACCGGCATCATCAACGGTCAGCCGGCCGTCACCTGGAAATCGCAGAACCGTAAAGGTTGGGACAAAAAAGCCTTTACAAGCGACTACCCTGACTTGTACAGTCAGTACGAAACCACATCAACGACCCGCGTCATGCGGTTCAAAGGAGAGAGATGAAGAACAAGCAGTTAGCGAAAACCCTTCGAGACGAAGCGATGGAACGCGGCTGGAGCAACAGCGCAGTCAAGTTCCGTGACAACGCGTTCCAGGCGATCATCGTCCTTGCGGAAACCGAGGACGAGTTCACGACCGACGACGTGTGGGAATACTTCACCGACAACAAGTTGGAGGCGACTCACGATGGTCGAGCGTTGGGTAGCGCGATGAAGCGTGCCAAGGGTTTAGGTTTGATCGCACCGACCGACCGGTTCGTGTTGTCGGAACGGCCGGCTTGCCACGCACGCCCGGTTCGCATCTGGATTTCACAGTTGACGGGAGACAAGTGATGGACACCACGAAGCAGCTGGCAGACGTACTCACCAAATACGCTGTCCCCGACCCCAAGATCGTCGGCAAACTCCCCAAAGGCGGGATGCAACTCGACTTCGTAGGACACGCCGACATCACCCGCATCCTCATCGAAATCGACCCCATGTGGTCGTGGGAACCGTGCGGATGGGTAAACGGCCGCCCCCACGTCCACATCGAAAACGGGATGGCAACCATGTGGGCGCGACTCACCGTCCACGGCAAACCGATGCTCGGAGTCGGATCAGTACGCGCCGACAAAGCCGAACTTGACAAGGAACTCGTCGGAGACTTCTTGCGTAACGCCGCTATGCGGTTCGGCATCTCGCTCGCCTTGTGGACGAAACAAGAGTGGGAAGACCTTGGCCACCACAAGCCAACCGCACCCGCAAAGAAGACGGCCACGAAACCCAAGGCTGTCGCACAACCCGTTGAAGACCTCAGCCCGGTCGAACCAGAAATCTTGGGCAAGTTTGCACGCGCCTGCGCGGAAGCAAACCTTGACCACGACGAGGTAGCAGATCGCGCCGGGGTAGAACTCAGCGGAACCGTCACCATTCACGACATGACCAAACTTCGTGTCGCCTTCAAAGAAATGATAAATCGATGAACACAATTACGATCAGCGGAAACGTCGGACGTGACCCAGAACTCAAATATTCTGGTAGTGGCACAGCAGTCGTCAAGTTCTCTGTTGCCGACACCACAGGCAAAGACGACAACAAGAAGACACTCTGGCATGATGTCGTCGTCTTCAAAGAGCAGGCCGAACACGTCGCCGCCTCCGTGAAGAAAGGTTCGCGTGTGATCGTCACCGGACGTTTGGACAAAAACGAATACACCGGCAAAGACGGTGTGAAGAAACAGCGTGTCGAAGTGATTGCCGACGACGTATCAATCTCACTTCGCTGGTCTTCATACGGTGATGACACGAACCTCAACAACGCGAAAGACCTGCTCAACGCCACCGACGTTGACGATGAAGAACCGTTCTGAACTCCATACGGTAAAATGGATTTGCCGCATCTGCGAGCAAACCATCACAACCCACGTGCCGTTGAACGGTGTACCCATGCACACGTGCAAACCCCGACGGTCACGGCGATACCCAATGGAGCTAGTCGATGAGCAAGCAAAAACAAAAAGGGACAGCGTTTGAAACGCTGATCGTCCGACATCTCCAAAAACGCGGCTTCCCACACGCGGAACGTCGTGCGCTCACCGGTCAACACGACGAAGGTGACATCACCGGCACACCAGGGATCGTGTGGGAATGCAAGAACCACAAGACACTCAAACTGTCCGAATGGTTACGTGAAACCGAAACAGAACGTGTGAACGGCCACGCCGACATCGGTGTCCTGATCGCCAAACGGGTTGGTGTAGCCGACCCTGGTGAACAGTACGCTGTGATGACCGTTGACATGATGATCGACTTGCTGAAGCAAGCCGGCTACTGAGAGAGAGACACAAGCTATGAAACGTTTGTTGCCGTTACTGCTATTGGCTGGATGCGCTACCAACACCGCCGAACCGGTGGAGTTGACCCCGTTGCCGTCAGCCGTCCCACAATCCACCGTCGTCATCACCACCCCCGTTTCCACAACGACCACCTTGTCCCCGGAAGCGGTCGCCTACCTAGAAACATTGGCCGCATGGCAAGCCCAGATTGACGCGATGAAGTTAGAACATCCTCGATGCGCCGAATGGCTCCCGCTACTACTAGAAGTCGGCGGGAAGATCGAGGACTGGCCAATCTGGAGTCGCGTCCTCTGGGTCGAATCCCGCTGTATCGACGGACTGGAAGGCAACGGCTCCATCGGCCTCGCCCAAATCCAATGGTCTGTACACAAAGAATGGGCTTTACAAATGGGTATCACCCGTGACATGATGTTGACTGCCCGCCCCAACCTGACGTTCGCTGTACGGCTACAACAAGCGTCCGGGTGGTCGCCCTGGCGATATTTGAACTGATTGTGAACAGAAAGAGAGAATATGAACAACGAATGGTTTGAATACGCTGCTTGTCGTGGGATGGATGCTAACGATTTCATGCCGGTGCGGGGCGACATCGTAAAGATTCGTAATGCAAAGAAAGTCTGTAGTACCTGTCCGGTGATGTTCAAATGCCGGCAGTACGGGTTGGACAACCATCGAGCGTGGGATTTGCATGGCATTTTTGGTGGTTTGACTAAAAACGAAAGAAAAACGTATTTGCAAGCCCATGACCGGTATTTGACAAGAACAAACAAACATAAGAGGGAGATGTTGTCTGATGACTGATTTGATTATGACAAGCGTTGTGGTTGTCTACATGGTCGTCGTTTTTTACGTGATTATTTGGGGAACAGGGAAAAAACAATGATGCGCCCAACCTACGGCTCGCTTTTCTCCGGTGTCGGAGGCATGGACATGGGATTTGACAGCCACATGGACTGCGTGTTTCAAGTGGAGTGGGACAAACACGCCTCGTCGATCTTGCGTCGACATTGGCCTGATGTACCCAAATGGGGTGACGTACAAGAAGTCAACGGCGCGACCCTCCCCCCATGCGATGTCCTCACCTTCGGCTCCCCCTGCCAAGACCTGTCCGTCGCCGGGAAACGAGCCGGACTCGACGGTGGTCGATCATCCATGTTTTACGAAGCTGTGCGAATCATCAAGGAGATGCGAGATGCAACCTCATCCCGACCAACTGGCCCTCTTCCCCGTGTCGCCGTCTGGGAGAACGTCCCAGGAGCCTTGTCTGCCAACGGAGGTCAAGACTTCGGTGTCGTCCTCGACGAACTGGCACAACTCGGGGCGGTGGCAATCGAATGGCGAGTGTTGGATGCGCAGCACTTCGGAGTACCCCAACGACGACGGCGCGTGTTTGTCGTCGCTATCTTTGATCCTGCAGTCGCCGAACGATGTTCCGACCCGCTACTACCTGTCGCCGAAGGCCGCGCAAGGGATTTTGCGTCGGGCCGAAAGAAGGGGCAAAACGCTACCGGACGCTCTACGAACAGCCCTGATGACAGTCGCGGCTACCGGATGCTCGGATTCGGACATTACGCCGACGACGACACCGCCTCAGCCTTGAAACAGCGCGACTACAAGGATGCCACCGACCTCGCCGTCGTGCCGTTCGTGAAGGCTCGACGCGCCCAGAACGACACCGACGACGAAACATGGGTACAAGGTGAAGTCACGCCGACCCTCAACGCTTTTGACAACGGCGGCGAATCTAGGGCGACCGTCCTGATGCCTGTGGTCTTTGACGGCACACGCCACGACGACTTCCGTATGGACACCGAGATCGTCCCCACCCTGAAGCAGCGTATGGGGACAGGCGGTGGACAGGTGCCGATGGTTGCCGAACCAATCGTTTTCGAGCCAGGAGCGATCGGACGCTTAGACGGAGAACGGCACTCAAAGGACATCACCCACACGTTGCGAGCGAACATGGGCGACAACCACCCTGCCGTCGTTCAGCCCGTCACCGTGTTTCAGCCCGGAACCATGATCCGGCTCGGCGGTGGCATTTGGGAAGAAACCGTCTTGTCACCAACCCTGAAAGCGACACAAGCGGCCCCGTCCGTCACCACCACCTATGCGGTACGTCGACTGACCCCGTTAGAATGTGAACGGCTGATGGGGTGGCCCGACGACCACACCCGTTGGACAGACGACGGTCGGGAGCAAGCCGACACAAACCGTTACAAACAATGCGGAAACGGGGTCGCCACCCCCGTAGCCCGATGGATCGCCGGCCACATCAAGGACATCCTGTGACTGAAGACTGGCGACTAAAAGCAGCCTGCCGGGGACTAGGCCCCAACTTCTTCCACCCCGAACAAGGCGATCAACATACGGTCAAAACCGCACTCGAAATCTGCAACGGGACACCCGACAGCGAACCCTGCCCAGTCAAAGAACAATGTCTCAACTGGATACTCACCCAATACACCCGCGACGAAGACCTGTACGGCATCTACGGCGGTCTGATGCCGGCACAACGCCACAAACTCCGCAACGACAAACCTGTCCACGTTCGTGTCGCCGTCCCAGAACACCGTATTGAGCGCGGAAACCAATGGCAAGAAGCGTTGGCGAGCCTGCTGAACCTTCTCCACGAAGTTGTTGTAGACGACATGATTCAATCGCAGCAGCGGCGGCTCATCAAATACCGTCAGACGATCAGTAGCGTGCGCGGGCAGTAGTGTGCGCGACCAGTATTGTGCGCGGGCCACACTCCCAGGCCGGCAGTATCGTGCGCGGGCCTCGACACCGCCGATGCCGACAATGGCAAGAACCCCGACCGGGATGATCCCGACCGGGGTTCTCAACACTCTCAATCCGGCAGACGGTAATGCCGATACAAGACCGGAACACCTAGCTCACGCTCGACCATCTCCCGCGCAACCGGTTCGGACACAAACCGCCACGCCTGGTTGGCCGATCCCCACACCGTCGCCGCATCCCGAACACCGTACGGGTCGCGCCAATACACCCCCATCGCCGGGTGACGTACAAGCACTACCCACCGTTCCGGGATCGGTTCTGGCGGGCAAGGTATCCATCGGCCGATGATCGGACGTAGGTATAGGCGTTCACGGAACGTCAGTCCACCGAACATTCCGGACAGACCAGAACGTAGGGGCGAGGATCACCCATCACGTTCCATTCCACAAGCACCGCCGACACCGGATCAACCGGTGTGTAAGTATCGTGAATAAAGTCGCACACCGCGCATGACGGACATTCGGTACGGTTCTGTTCCATCGACATCACCATCGCACGGAACCGGTACGCGTCGAGGATCAGATCAGGCAACCGGTCGAAACGATGACCGTCCGGTACAACCCCCGCCGATTCCATCCAATCAACCTCGTTCTCCGTCATACCGGAAACATCCACCACGATCATCTGGCGGGAATCTTCGACGCTACAAGTGTCATCGCCAACCGCAAGAAGACGGTCACACACGTTCTCCCGCGTGATCCGGTGATAAGGGTAATCGGTCATCTCACACCCCCAATCCGGCCAGAATGTCGGCCAGAATGTCGGCCGCATAATCATCCGACACAAACGGTTCCACCCCGCACAACACGTCATAGTCATCGACAATCGGATTACCGTAACCATCCGAATCTTCCAACCGCAACCGTTCCAACCGGACAACCGTGAACCCATACGCGAGGATGTCCGACACCAACCGGGTCAAACGACGGATCGCGTCATCGTCACCCTTCAGATCGGCCGGCGGTTGCCACCAGAACCGGTCACCCCGCCAACCATCCACGATCCGGGCGAAACCGTCGAAACCGTCAGGACGTTCCTGCTGTTCGCCGTACCGGGTGATAACCGGCGCGACCCTCCCATAACAATCGAAATCGTTCACATCGGCACAATCGTCCAGTTCCAACCGGAACCGCCAACCCCAACCGCCCGATTCTACGATACGGTTCTCACCCGCATCCACAAGCTCTCGCGCTAACGCGCTACCGACAACGGTATCCATTCTCTCTCCCTTGTTCTGTCCCGACATTCTGTCGGGATCGTATCGCGCGCGGGAATCGAACCCGCCACCCCCGGCCAACCCGGAACGCGACCCAACGATCAACC